TGGAATGTTATAGCTTCTACTTGTTCATATCTATTTAAAGCCCAATATAGGCATGTAGTGGAATCTTGTCCACCTGAAAATACTACGATTGCTTTTCCTTGTTTCATAATTTGTTTATTATTTTTCTTATTGTTTCTTCGTCTTCATTAGATAAACGTAAGCGAGATATTGGTTTTAATAATTTTAAAATCAAGTCATGCCATCCTTTATCTAAAGCACTACTATTTTTCGGAGAGTTCTTTGCCATGCGGTTCGTTATTTAATTTATCGTATTCTTCTTTGGTCATTCCTCCCATCAACATGTAAGTTTCAAAGTCAATGTCCAAAAGTCTCCAATGATTATACCATTCTGCTTTCCAAATTTCACGGTATTCTTCAAATGTTTGTTTGTCCATAATTAAAAAGGTAAATCGTCATCAATATCGTAATTGATTTGCCCTGGTAAATCTTCCATATGGATAGATTCGGGTTCTCTAAAATAGAAATCCAAGAAATCCTTAGGGTACAAATTTACTGTGCCTGTATATTTTGGATTTGAAACTTTTCTTGTTTGGATTGGGATTTTGTTTTGAATAGCGGTTACAGCTACTTCTTTTCCTAATTGTTCACCTGCTGGTTTTCTTAGGTAGTCATAAAGTGATAAGTATTCCATATTATAAGTTATTTATTTCTCTAAATTTTTTAATATTATATTCTATAAGTTCAGTTTCAATAAAGTCTTCACTTACATCTTGATATTTGTTCATGTTGGCTACTGGTTTAGGAGATATACCCAATTGATGATATACTCGTTTTTCTATTCCAGCCATTACTGGGTTTGAAGTGTCAATTGATTCTATAAATTTAAAATTACTATACATTCCAAATTCAATTGGATTTGCAGTTCCAAGTAAATGAACACGATCAAAATCAGTTAATGTTTTATTTTTATATAAAGTTGAAATAGCTATGAATCTACCTACAGCTTTTCCAAAATCCTTATCTGGGTGTGGGCACAAGTCATTGTAGTAAGATGCTCCATATGAGTATGCTATTTTCTTGTATCCTAGATCTTTATATGTTCTAGTACATAATGTAGCTTCATGTAAATCTTTTGCTTGAACTACTGCTACTTTCATTACTTCTTCAGGTAATTCAACACTAGCCCATTGTCTTGCGTTTACAACTGAAGCTGTATAATCTTCCCAAACATCAGGTACAATGAATTCATTTGGTTTGATTTCGTTTACCCAATGTAAAAGACGATTTGTATTATATGCTTCTCCAAGTTCATGAAGTGAATTGTCCATTACAATATATCGGCCCATTTCTTTTGATTTGTAGAAGAAATTGCGATATTCTTCATTTTCATCCATTAAATGGGGTAAGCAATAATCGTAATCGTTAAATTCTCTACTTTTTTCTAAGAGGCAAAATGGAACCTCATGTGATATTTTTATTTTTTTCATATTAATTTAATGCGTAATTATATTCTGTTGCTTCTTCATATACACCATCAGCACTTGCAAAACGATCTGCGCTATAACCATACCAACGTAATCCCATTTTAGTCATACCATAGTTGTTAACTCCAGCTATAACAAATACTTTTTGATCAAAGTTGTTAATAAATTCTCTTTCAACTTCATATTCCCTACCTTCAATGAGTTCCCCTCCTTCAGGTAGTTTTTTATCATTAATGCAAATTACCTTCATTGTTTTGATTTTTAATTTCTTTGTAAATATGAATTGCAGATTCTAAATCATTTTGGTTTTTTGGAATTTCCTTTAACGGGGAAGAGTAAAATGTTTCTGTTCCATCAGGGTGGATTGATTTAGATACTCGAATGCCTTTTATAGGTTTGTATTCTTTTTGGCAGATAAAACCCATGTTTCTTAAAACACGTAAAAATTTAAATTTAATTTTTCTTTTTAATGTCATAACTTTTATTTTAATACTAGAATATACAAAGGCCCCTTTGGGGGGCCTAGTTTTTTTAAATAAAATGTTAAATTTAAGCTGTTAAATCAACCCAAGTAGTTCCATTATAGTAATATAATTTACTTGAACCTACAGAACCTGAAGCCATAATCATACCTTCAACTGGTGTTCCTGGGTCAGTAGTTCTTACTGGGAGTTGGAGAAGATCTGAGATGGTTAAGGTTCCATCTGCATCAAATGTCCATGTATTTTGAGTTGAACCTGTTTGAGAATTGATTTGAACCCAATGTTTTTCATTAAATGAATTATCTAAATTTCGTACAACTACATTTGATTTTTCACCACCTAAATATAAATAAGCACTTGATGAATCTATTGCACCACCAGCTCTGAGATGGATATGATTTGGTGATGTTGGGTCTAATATTAAGTATTGATCTGTGAATAAACTAGTATCTGGTTTTAATTGTAATGTTGTATATCCATAACCATCACCTGAACTAGCTGAGAGGGATTGGATTTGACTACCGTCTCCAAAACTAATTGAACCTGAAATTATTACTTCACCACTTGAAGATACAACAAATAAATCTGTTGATCCACTTTGTATAACAAGTAAATCACCTGAGGTATCATCTGTTATATTGAATATTTCTCCTTGGGTTCCATTTACAGATAAAACAGTAGACCCAGGATTGTATAAACTAGTTGATCCTGTTACTGTTAGTGAACTTGAAATATTGGCTGATCCATTGAAAGAACCATTAAGTGATCCAGTTAAGCTATTGATAGTAGCATCTACTGTATTTCCTAAACCATCTTGGATTACACCTCCATCTATTTGAAGTACTCTTTGATATGATTCGCTTATTGGTTGCCCGGTAAAATTTGCCATTTAAAATTAATTTGATTTCTACTATAATAAATATTAGAGAAATTTTAACTCCAACCTTTTCCAGTAAAAATCATTGCTTTAATTCGCTCTTGCTCTAACCAAGCTAAAAATTTAAAAAATCGTTTCATGTTTAATTTATTAATTATAGTACAATCCCTTTTACTTGTTTATAATTTGGTCTATCATCTTCATCTATACGTTCAGTTAATTCATGTGGTCCATAATACCATTCCTCATTTACTTTTAAGGAAAATGTGTTTATTTTAGGTGAAATTTCTGCGTAATGGAATCCACCTTCGTACCCATCTGTAAAAACATGTAGTTCTGGGTCTAGTTCTTGTAACTTTTCAATTAATTCTTTAATTGTCATATATTTGTTTTTTAGGTCTTCCACGTTTTTCAGGTTGTTTACCTGATCTATCAAATGTTTTGAGACAATAAAAATAAAATTCCTCTATTGTGCCTCCAAATTCTCCTATATGTTGTTCATATTCTTCTTTGGTCATTTCAAATTCACGTAAAAAACCATTTTTTAATGCCTTTAAACGGTCAACTTCGTCTTTTTCAAAATCCTCAATTAATCTTTTTCTACGAGCTAAATCAACTGAATTTTTTTCGAGTAATTTTTGTATATCACCTCTATATAAGGTATATAGTTCATTAATTTCAATTTCAGTTAATTTCCATTGCCAAAAATAATGTGAAAATTCATATTCACTATTTTGGATACGTTGTAAAAATGTAGCCCCTTTAGGTAATGGTTTTGTTTTTGAATCAAAACGTCTCCACCATTTAAATTGATTGTAATTGAGTGGTTGTAGTTTTTTTATTTCCTTTAAAACTAATTTTGGATCAGATGTATTGTATAACATAACCTTTATTTTAAGGTAAATATAAAAAAACTTTTTTAGGGAGCCTAGTCTTTTTTAATAAGTTATTTGATTGTCTAAATCTTTTAACTTATTTTGAACATCTTGTAAAGCATTTCCTATTTTTCTTCCTGTTGCTCCTGAATTTTGAATTCTTTGAATTTCTTCTAAAAGTCTTTGTCTTGTTTCTTCAGGTGAAAATTCGTTTCTATATTGTGAATTAGCTAAAGCTGAGGGTTCTTCTTCGGGTTCAGTGACTGTTTCTAGTTTGCCTTCTTCTCTTAATCTATTGGCTGTTTCCCAAATTTTAGCTTCTGGTTTAGGTTCACCATAAATGTTTTTTTTGGGTTTTAAACCAGCAAAAGCTTGATTTGTTGCTATAACTAAAGTAATAGCCAAAGGGTCAAATACAAATATTAAAATAAATATAAACCAGTTTGCTACTGATTTTACATCTAACCCAGTTAATTCACTTACATATTTAATTGCTCCTAATTCACTGCTAGAAGTTTCTTTAGATTCCATGTCTAAAATTTTAACATCTAAAGCAGTAATACTATCATTTAAAGCATCTATTTTTTTAGATAAAGTATCTCTATTTGATTGAGCTAATTTAATTTGAGATTCAAATGATTTTCTATTACCTGAATTTTCTCTAGTGATTAATTGGCCTGTTTTTTTATCTACTGATTGGGTTGTTGTGTTTGTAGATAAACCATCTCTTAATTTTGTAATGTCGTTGTCTAAAGTAGTTTTTTCTTTGTTTAGTTCGGTTTTAATATTCTCAAATCGTTTTTTCTTGACTTCAATATTTTGAATTTGTTTAGTTCCAATTTCAAGTTTAGCTATGTTTTCCTGGAATCCAGTACTTAATAAACCATAGATTCCAAGTGAAGTAATTACGGATAATGTAACTAAAGCAACTGTTAAGTAAATTTTTAAAGCAGTATAAGTTTCTTTCCATTTGTCATGTAAATAAGTTGCAATAGCAATTTTAGATATTTCTAAAAATGTACCCATTATAATAACAGGTAAAGCTACACCAACAAACACAATTGATAAACCTATAACACTATAATAGGCTGCAGTTGAAGAAAGTCCTATTGCACAAAATAATAGAAACCAAGGTAAAAATTGTTTTTTCATAGTATAGAATGTAAGAAGGCCCCTTAAGGGGGGCCAAAACACTTTTAAATAATATTAATTACTTTTTGTTTTTGTCTACGATTGACCAGATAGTACCTGCTAAAGCAATAGTACCACCAATCAATTCATTTAACAAGCTTTCCTCGATGTATCCTTTAACTACAAGGAAACCTCCAAGAAATGTTAAAGTGTGTCTTACTACTCCTAAAATTTGATCTTTGTTCATTTTATTTGGTTTTTGTTATTTTATATCTGTTGACTCTAATAGAGTATATGAAAATTTATTCCCATGTATTTTTGCTGCTTTTCTACAAATAGACATAAATGCATCGAAATCCTTAACTCGTTTAAATACTTGACAACCTTCAGACCAATTTTCAACCCAAGTTGAATCTTGCCCTGCTTTGTGGATGTTTATTCCAAACACCCCAGTGTCTTTAACTACTTCATCAAATACCATATCACGATTACCATCTCTCCAAACTGTAACTTCACCTAATCTTTGGCAAAGTGCAGAATATTTTCCTTGATGTAAATCAACAGCCCAGGTAGCTCTGTATTGTCCTGGGACTAAACGAGCAACTCCTTTTTTGTTGTGGAATTGTTGTACTCCTTTTTTACCTGGGTCTGTGGTTGCTGCCCAACAGTAAAATTGTTCAACACCTTTTTCGTCTTTGAATGATATAGTTAAAAAATCATCAAATACGTTAGTTACTTTACGGTAAACTGAAGGTGATGTGTTTCTAACACCTATGATATTAACATCATATCCTTTGTTTGCATTGTCATTGAACCATTTGTATTCTTTTGATTCAACAGCTGTTTTGATTTGTTCTCTTGTGTACATATTATTTTGTAAAATATAAATTTGCTTCTGCTTCTCTTCGTCTAACTAAACCTTTTAATACTCTCCCCCCAGCTTTTACCCATTTTAAAAATTCAGCTCTAATAGCTTCATCGTTTGGGTTTTTATTTACTTTTTTAAGTAAAGTAGATTGTTTTAAACTTGCTGGTCCTAGGTTATATACAAATGATATTAGGGCATCAAATTGATTTTGGTTAATTGTATCTGTACAATATGAATCTACATATTTTTCAAAATTTGTCAATGAATCTTGAAGATATTCTGTAGCTTTTTTTTCATCTATTGCTGGGTCAGTTAAAGATACTTTTTTTCCATTTGGGTAAAATGTAGTTCCATAACCAATAGTAGGTACCCCAGCAGGGCATTTGTAAGGTTTTGATTTAAATCCCTCAAATGACTTAATTAAGTCAATACCTTTTTCTCCAGTTTTAGTTATCTTTGCCATCTGTAAAAAAATTCGTTAAGAATTTCCCTAAAACCCCAGTAATCATTGCTGTTAAAGCAATCCATTTAACATCTTCATACATTGCATATCCTGTTATAGCAGTACTAACCGCTAAAAGAGCATCACCTAATTTTCTCCATTTTTTTGGAGTCGGGCTGTAGTAGTGTTTTTTCATTTTAGTTACGTTAAAAATTTTCATAACTTAAATTTAAATTGGTTTATTATACATATGCTTAACCTTCACAACTAATACAAGAATCATCTCTTGAAATTGTATCTCCACGCAAAATTGACTCAGATCGCATATAATATAAAGTTTTTATGCCTTCTTTCCAAGCTAATTTATGCACATCACTTATATATTTTGGGGAATCTGAAGGGTCAAAAGTTAAATTTAATGAAATTGCTTGATCAATAAATTTTTGTCTAATACCATTTTGTCTAACTAGCTCGTACGGGTTGATTTCTTTGAATGTTAAAAATATTTCTTTTTCTTCATCCGTTAAAATATAATCAGGTAATCCCATTACCGAACCTTTATCTTTAGCTATTTGTTCCCAAACACTATCGATATTATATCCTTTAGATTCAAGTAATTTTTCTAATGTTGGGTTACGTTTAATAAATGTACCTTTAGCTGTTTTTAAGTTAAATACATTTGCAGGAATTGGTTCAATTGAAGGAGAAACACCACCTGAGATATGAGCATTAGAAACAGTTGGAGCAATTGCTAAATGGTGGGTATGTCTTAAACCTGTACCTTTACACCA